CTAGTGAGTCAATGATCGCCTTGCTTGCTGAAAGTGCGTTAGATTGAATCCTGTTGGTTACATCGCTTTCTATCTTTGCCCTTGCTGATGCTGACATTTTTAATCTGATATCAGATGAATAAGTCGGGATCATGTTAGTCTCAAATTCAAAACGAAATTTCTGTCTAATGTAATCACTATCTGGGTAATCTAAAGGATCAAATGCATCGCCTAATAATACTTTGGCTTGCTTGATCTTATCTGGATAAACTTCGAGAAACTCATCAACTTCCTTTTTGAAGTTTTGCTTAGCTTGACTCATCTGATCAATCAGATTGTCCAGATTTGAGTTAGGGCATAACCGCCACCCAGATACTACCATTTCATTGTCATCTTGAGACGAATCTGTCCATGGCAATGTTAGTGGGTAGTAGAAATCGTTTCTCACTTGATTGATAATCCTACGGAAGTATTTTGAATGATTTTTACCCACCAGATATTTCTGCACGTTTAGCAAGTCAGATTGCGCTGATACATCATCAGCCAACTGTAAACGTAGTTCTTTATCGCTTTTAATTCCGCTCCAGAATTTACTGGTAAATCGTACAAGTGAAGATGTCTCCGATAATACTGATTTTTCCATTTGTTTTTTCCTCCTAAAAAATATTATTGACCGATCAATATTCGATGTGTTGATTATTGATCTTGAATCCAGAGTACGCTGACGAATCTTTTAACTCTGGTCTTCTCGCTACGCATTGACGCACAAAGAATATAGAGAACTCTGGCGTATCCATTCCACTAACAAATGCAAGTGCATTTTCAAAGTATCTGTGGATCAAGTCATTGGATGCAGTTTCTATCTTATCCATCAGAGCAACACAGGTGGCATAACATACACCGCCCTTTGTAGGTACTTGCGCTTCCACACCATTAACAATATCTGACAGATTGGGAACGTCATCCATCAGCATTATGAAGTTAGCAAACTCAGTAGCTTGCAACTCCCCAACAAATGACTTTGCTAATGCTCTCCACTTGTCTTTTGGCGCACCTGTTTTTAGAACATCACTAAGATATGTCCATGATCTGGGATTTGCTTGAGCGTCATCAACCTTAGCGTCAAATACGTTGAGCGCCTGTGGCTGAAATGACAGATAACCCATCACATAAGGATGCACTTTATTCTCAATACCCCATTGCTCCCAATCATCAAACTCAGCATCACAATCCCACACCGATAGTCTCTGCATTACTTGTTGTGGTAATCGCTTGCTAGCCGCAAAATCTGAGACCCTATTACAGGCTAGAATGAGCCGCCATCCATCTGGCAACTTGTAATCACCCATTTGTCTATCTCCGATCAACTGAGCCACTAGTGCTATCACATTGATATTCGCTTGAGCGATCTCATCTAAGAAAAGAATACCCTCCCCACTCTTAGGCAAGTTATCTAGCAATGCTCTCCGTTGAACCTTAACCGTATCAGACTCATCTGACGTATCAAGGTACGGTAAGCCGCCTAGGTCATGTGTGTCCAAGTAGCAAAGTCGCATATCAATAAACCCATACTCATCCTCATTAGGATTTATTCTATCTACTACTTTCCTACCGTCAGCCAACTTATCAACTAGCTGTCGAACCGTTGCTGATTTACCAATACCAGTACCGCCTTTTAATATAGGCACCTTGTTACCCTTAACCACATATTCAATGTGACTTAGTATTTCTGACATCTTCATAAAATAATCCTCCATTTAATTTAAGTTTAATGCGGTATCAATAGACACCAGTAAACCCACTCTCACGAATGGGCTTAACTGCTAGCTACTGATCAACTACTGTACATTTTTTCCGTTGCTCAACGATGGTCTTAAAAATACCAATTATGTCAGCCATATCATCTGAAAAATAAACCTCATCTTCGATGTCATCATAAATCTCAAAAGTGACTGGCTTGGATTGATCATCTTCATCTTTAACAACAAAAATGGCGAGGAGAGTACCGCTTTTAGGATGATAAAAACTAGGCGCTTCATCATTTGCATAAGATGCATCTTTAAAACCCTCAGATAATAAAAGTAATAAATCATCTTTTGATAATTCATCTTTGATTTCTTTGTGAGTATAAAAAACTTTGTTCTTTCCCACTTCATAGCCACCACTAAAGATAATGTCGCTTGTCTTAAATTCCATGAAATCTTCTTGTTCGAGTTTATCTAAATAAGTTAAAACTTCTTTGATTGTCTTGAACCCTACCGTCTCATAATGATCCAAGGGTCGCGTTGAAGATGGCTCATAACTGACAACATGATAATCATCACCCTCATAGTCTTTAGTTATTTCAACTTCAAAACCATTAGAAGTAAAAACATCTATCGCGTCACTCGTACCTCTGCCTTCACCAATAACAAGGTTAAAGAATTGCTCTTCTGAATCAAACGACATATCAAAATCTTTGTTGTCTTCGGCATCAGTTAAAGTTCCGTTTTCTTGATGATAAAAAAAGTAACCATCTTGAGTTTTGTATGATCTTTTCATTTTAATATTTCCTTATTTAAGTTTAATGGATTATCACTAAGTTTATGCGAACGACCAAAATCGTTTCGCCTTACGAGCGTTCTTTATCTTGATAGTTCGCTCTTTTCTTTCCGTTTTGTATCTTTGTAATACATCGCGGAACTCCTGATTGATATCAGAGTATTTGTTTCTTGTTCTTTTCATGTAACACCTCCAAGTGTTTTTTGTTTGGTTTTTATGGGGGCGCACCTCGCGCCTCGTCCATATGTCTAATTATACTTATGTCGAGCATATATTCAACTATATAAGTATGTATATAAGTATGATCAGCAAATAACTTTTGATCGGTTAATATTTATTTATGGCAGATAAATCAAAACCCCAATTAAAAGTAGTGAAGAGACCTACTGATCTAACACCTAAACAAAGAGCATTTGTTGAGGGTATTGTCAAAGGTAAGTTAGGAAGTCATATAGAGGTCTATATGAGTGTATATGATGTAGCTAGAACCAAGACGGGTGGCATACCTAAACACGCATACGTGGATTCCTCAAAACTTCTTTCTCACCCTAAGATTAGCCTAGCAATATCTAAAGGATTAGAGCGCAAAGAGCAGAGTTTAATTGCTTCATCCCATCGAACGAGAGCCTACGTTATAGATCAGCTATATAAAGAGTCTAAAGAGTCTGATAATAGCTCAGCCAGTCGCGTTCGGGCTTTAGAACTACTTGGGAAATCGGTGTCTTTGTTTAGTGATGTAGTAGAGACTAAAGAGAGTAGGTCTAGTGATCTTATAGAGAGTGAGATAGAGAGTAGATTAGTAGAGTTATTAAAAGATAAAGAGTAAAAAGAATTCTTTTTTGAATCTTTTATTTTTGACCCCCCTACCCCCCTTGACACCAGTCGACTGACTGACAACATATACATAGTGATATGCACAAACAATAACTAGTTTTCATGCCCCTACCCCTTTAATTGCATTTTGCTAGCACTGTTTTAGTATGCCCCACCCCCCTATTTTTAGGATTTTGCTCAAGGGACCCTACGACCCCTAAATTTTTTGTTGACTTTTATGTGAAGAGGGCTAATATTGTATAATCTGTAGTTAGATATACCTTGAGTGCCAGTTAGGTAGTTACTAGATATTAGTAGGTACCTACTATAGGAACTACATATTCTTTTTTTTAGAAGGTTTATACAAGACAGGTATGAACTACATATATGGTTACTAGTGTTTTAGACAAGATACAGCATCTAAGTGTAGAGGATAAGCGAGAATTATTGTCGCTGTTAGAAGAACTTGAGGATGCCAAGCTACGCGAGGCTTGTGAAGACAAGTTTTTATCGTTTGTTCAGTCTATGTGGGTAGCGTTTATTCATGGAAAACACCATGAAATTATGGCTGATGCGTTTGAACGGGTCGCAAATGGGGAGTTAAAGCGTTTAATTATTAATATGCCCCCTCGACATACCAAGTCTGAGTTCGCATCTTATCTTTTACCTGCATGGTTTCTAGGAAAATACCCCAATAAGAAGATTATACAGACTGCTCACACCGCTGAGTTGGCTGTTGGCTTTGGTAGGAAGGTTAGAAACCTAGTAAATAGCAAAGATTACAAAGAAATATTCACAGATGTTAGCTTACAAGCGGATAGTAAAGCCGCAGGTCGTTGGAATACGAACAAAGGCGGTGAATATTTTGCGATTGGTGTAGGCGGTGCGGTAACTGGTAAGGGTGCAGACCTATTAATCATCGATGATCCGCATTCAGAACAGGAAGGCGCGAGTTCTGACGTTAATGTTTTTAACAAAACCTACGAATGGTACACCTCTGGACCGCGACAGCGTCTACAACCGGGCGGTTCTATCGTAGTAGTCATGACTCGATGGCATCAAAGAGACTTGACGGGTCAATTAATAGACGCAAGTGTGAAAAGAGGCGGTGCAGATGAGTGGGAAGTCATAGAACTTCCTGCAATTATGCCATCTGGCTCCCCATTATGGGCGCAGTTCTGGAAATTAGAGGAATTAGAGGCGCTCCGCGCAGAATTACCTGCGTCAAAGTGGATGGCTCAGTACCAACAGGACCCAACTGCGGAAGAAGGGGCGATAGTTAAGCGCGAATGGTGGAATGAATGGGAATATCGGGAGCCACCTGACTGTGAATTTGTGATTCAGTCGTGGGATACCGCGTTTCTTAAGTCTCAAAGAGCAGATTACTCGGCTTGTACTACATGGGGCGTGTTTTATCGGGAAGATGAGCACAGTGGCAAGGTAGTTCCACAGATAATCCTACTTGATGCACATAAAGCTAGGCTTGAGTTCCCAGAATTAAAGCAGAGAGCGATGGAATGCTATCAATCCTACAAGCCAGACGCATTTATCGTGGAAGCAAAAGCGGCAGGTATGCCTTTAATCTTTGAATTAAGACAAATGGGAATACCTGTACAAGAATATACGCCTAGTCGAGGTAACGACAAGATAGCTAGGGTGAATGCAGTAGCCGATTTATTTTCTTCTGGCATTGTTTGGGCACCTGCGACTCGATGGGCGGAAGAAGTGATAGAAGAGTTTGCGTCTTTCCCTAATGCAGAGCATGACGACTTAGTGGATAGCAGTACGCAAGCACTGTTAAGGTTTAGGCAGGGTGGATTTGTACCATTGTATTCTGATGAAGAAGACGAAGAGATAGATAACACTCGAATCGCAAATTATTATTAGGAGAGTTAATTGGCTATTGAAAGAACCCCTGCTACGCCAGTAGAGGGAGTAATAGAACAAGAACCTCAAGAAGAACAATTAAATATCATGATTGAGAATCCTGATTCAGTTGCTATTGAAACTGAAGATGGAGGTATGATTATTGATTTTGATCCCAAAGCAGATTCTCCTGATGCAGGTTTTAATAGTAATCTAGTAGAATTTATTGACGAAAACGAATTAGAGCGTATAGGCTCTGAGTTAGTTAATGCTTATACGATGGACAAGGACTCTCGCAAAGATTGGGAGGATACCTATACCAAAGGTCTAGATCAGCTAGGATTGAAGATAGAGGAACGCACACAGCCTTGGAATGGGGCTTGTGGTGTGTTCCATCCTATGCTGAGTGAAGCAGTTATTAGATTCCAATCACAAGCGATAGCAGAGATATTTCCGGCTAGTGGTCCAGTAAAGACCAAGATAGTTGGAAAGATGACAGAAGATAAGACAAAGCAGGCGCAAAGAGTAGAAGACTATATGAATTATCTTCTCACTCATGAGATGTCAGAGTATCGGACTGAAACAGAAAAGCTTTTGTTTTCTCTACCGTTAGCAGGTTCTGCATTTAGAAAAGTATATTACGATCCCAACTTAGATCGACCTAGCGGAATATTTATTCCCTCAGAAGATGTTGTTGTTAATTATGGTGCAAGTGATCTAGAGACTTGCGAGAGAGCAACGCATGTGATGAGAAAGTCATCGAATGATATTAGAAAGATGCAGGTTAGCGGATTCTATAGAGATATAGAGATACCAGATTCACCCAGTAACTATTCTGATATTACTGAGAAGTACAATGAATTAACAGGCGA